TAATATCTGTTACCCACAGTGCCGGATGTAAGTTCTTTATCTGCAGGCTTGTTGAGAACAAAATAATCCTTAAGCTCTTGAGGAGAAAATCCGGTTGTCTCGATGAGTTTGTTGTATTCATCATCGGTGAGTTTCTCTACATCCATACCTGCTCTAGCGAGACCAAGAGCGTTAGCTCGAGAAGACTCTTGAGAAGTTTTGAGGTATGAGAGGTAGTCCTCACTGTTTTTTGCAGCGCGGTTTTTTTCGTTTTGAACTTTTGCTTCTGCGTCAGCATTTACCTTTGAAAGGATACCTACAATCTTTAAATCGCGTTCCGCTTCAATTGCTTTCATATTCTCATCGTTTAGAGTATTTGTTTTTTCTGCAGCTGCATTACCAAAGTCTTGGCCAAGTACACCACTACGTGCATTAATCGCTCGAGTTTGTCCAGATCTGTTTTCACCTCGATTTTTTTCATTGGCAAGGATACCTACATACGAAGATTTTATCTGGTCGATTTGAGACTGCACATTATTCATCATCGTCTCACGGATTTTTGCTTCATCCGGTTGCGATTTGTCAGTACCCTCATAGTACGTAGAAGCAGCAGATTCATATGAACCAGTATTCCCCGCAGGTGCCTCTCCTGTGTACCGACGGACAGGTGAACTTGCGATCACTGGGTCTGCAGCAACTTTGCCCGGGTTGTATCCGGCTTCAGGAGTGTATGTACCTCCAGTCGCAACACTCGCAGCTTTTGAAGCTGCAGCAGTTGCATTGTCGTAAACTTTTTTTTGTTCTGGTGTCATTGCCATAAATTTAATATTATTTGTAGTAATAAGCTGTCGCAGTACATGAAGCCGCATTACCACCATATGACATAGTAATAGCTCCTCCTGTCCATGTACCTGATAAAGTATCGTTCACTACAGGAGCGGCAGGAACATACGCGGATCGTATGTTTCCAGTTGTTCGTCCAGTTTTTGAAAGTGTAATTTCTCCGTCTATACCTCCACTACCAGAGTCTGATACAGATCCTTGAATAGTTACAATTTTTGCCCAAGGCTGATTAACTACAGTAATACCATTTGAACTACATGTGAGGCCTTGAGACCCTAAATACTGCATCGTGCGATTTTTTTCAATTTGGATTGCACTCGCGGAGATTGCTCTACCCACATAATTTTCAGAAGTACCTATGGTTGTTGAAAGCGTACCAGCAGTATCGGAAACATAATATTCAGCGCCAGTAGTAAGCCCTGAAAATCCTTTTACGATTCCATCAGTCTGCACATAGCAAGTTGTTCCAAGAGAACAATTGTTTATTGCAAATCCAAAAAATGGTGCTGTTGTAGAAGCCACATCAGACTCAATAAGTGATACTTGTCCAGTAGTCGTTGCCATCATCACAGGTTGAGGAGTTGTTGCACCAGAAATTGTCTGACCTCCTGTAAAATTGTTTACAATATTTCCTCCAAACATTGCCCCATTCTGAGTCGTGGTCGCCATTGTTGTCGTACCAGTAAAAGAATTTTGTCCTGAAAAGATACTGTTTCCTGTCAGAGTATAATTTGCAGTCTGATCAATACATCCTTTATCTATTTTTCCTGTAGTCGTAGATGCAACCACATTATATGATCCGACAACCTGACATGTTGAAGTTGAATTTTTTGTTTGCAAAACTGTCGGCTTATTTATTCCCCCATCAAAAGAGCTTGCTTGTTCTGCAAGAGTACCGAGTTCCACAAGACCACCGTTTGTTTCTGTAGATGTCGCCGCACCCTGATTAAATCCTGAATCAACATATCCTTTCACAAAATCCCAATCAGGAATATTGTATAAACCGAGTGTCGGTGTTTTTGCTCCGGTATAACTGATTATATTTGGAAAAGTACCAATTCCATTAATAATACGTGTCAGGTTCAAAAGGATAGGTGCATCAGTAATTTTCACACTCGCACCGCGACGATGAGATTTTGCAAGACCGGAAACAGTTGTTGTACCAGTGATTGCAGAAAGTCCACGCTCCATATTCGTACATGTAGTATTCGTACAATCTGCCCGGACAAACTCTTGAGATGCAGTACCTTCATCGATGATGAAAGAATATGTTGAGGATGCCAGGGTCGTACCATCAAATGTAGTACCAGACCTGAGCGACATACTCGTTGCTGTATCAGTGATGCTATTGGTCAATGATGTAGTAAACAGAGCAACTGGTGTTTCAATCGGAAGACTTGCTCCCACAGATTTTTCAACTACCGGTACAGGTGCTTGGACTGGTATTGCGTACCCACCAAGGCCGAGCAATGCGATGAACGGTGCGATGACAAACGATGCGATTTTGTGAATTAATATATTCATGTTTTTAATATTATTGTTAATTTCTATATTTTCTCGGAAGCTTTTTGCTTTTAAATCTCACGTCGTAATAATTCTGTGTTGAGATCGAAGCATATCCAATCCCCATTGCCACGAACCTGAGTTTTATAAATTCAAACTTGTCGAAATCCAGATCAAAGATTACTTCATAGTTGTATGCAAGCAATCCATCTCCACCGCCTCCCAGGACTCGGGTACCGAGGACCGGTGCTCCGATATCCACTGAGTGAGTCGGGTCAACGTAGTCTCCTCGTCCATCAATCAGGAATACCGGGACAAAGTCTCCGTTATCTGGAGCACCATATACCTGGATCTGTTGATCAGGAGAAATGAGACCTTGAAGAACCAGTTTCTTACTTTTCTTGAGGCCTTCCATATCGAGGTTATCAAGGCAGGTATCCCAATGGTTTGGATATGTGTTATCGAAGTCATCCCATGCAGAGAAAAGTTGGATGAAGTTATTTGAGAGTGAGTCACCAGCGACTAGTGTTCCGTTATATACTTCGAAACATGAGACGCCGTAGTCAAGAACATCCCATGAGCGCCAGAGTTTGTTATATACAAGTACCCGGTTATTCACACCAACAGTTAACCCATTAATTGTTTGAATTGAATCATTGGTTGCACAAGCGAAGAGAAGAAGCTCTCCCCATTCAATAGTTGCAGCTTGATCGAATCGATAGTTATTGAGAACAATATTTTTTGAAATAGAAATCGGAATCACTTGTGTCGATCCTCCCGTTCCATAGGTTAACAAGCGTACCCCTACGTCAGTCTTGTCAGTGTCATCTATGTAGTAAATACCATCTCCAGTTTCCACAGAAGCGCGCACATTTGGAATACCTACTTTCTCTCGATATGGAAGATTTGTCGCGCCGAGATCATCTGCAGTAAGTGCAAGGATCCATGTTTTTTTGACATGCATACAGTAGTACACCTGGTTATATGCAGGGACCGACTGAAGAGGACCACCGCCTTCATCTTGTCGAAAGACAAAACCTTCACCAGCAAGTCGAGTTGCGGATTTTGTGAAGTCTGTAATACCTGCACCGTTGGAGTCTTCCCATTGGTAGTCAGCGGTTCCCACTCCCGGACTTGAGAGCGTGTATTCACCGGTTGTGTAATTGATTGTACCAGTACTTCCAAGAGATCCGGTAAGGTTGCCGCTAAAATCATCAGTGTAAACTTCGCCACCTGAAGTGATTGTAATTGTTACACCAAAACAAGTACGGTCTGCGCCACCTCCTTTAAATGCAAGAATTCCACTGAGTGAGGTTGTAGCTTCTCCAGTAACAGTTGTATAGGCTTGTGTGTCAATTCTTGAGCCATAGAGACCAGTTTTATCTTTCACTCTACCCCACAAAAGAGTTCGATTCGTATCGATTCGAATGTGACCTTTGAAATTTTTTGCAGCATCATATTGATTTGATGCAAAACCCGGGTTTGCTGTCATGATTTTGTAATATCCAGAACAGTTTGGGGAGTTCAAAAACATTTGATTACCTGCAAGACCTACATATTCAGACATAGAAATTGGTTCGATACCTAATCCGTTTGCATCTACTACATCATCACCTAAAAGGTCAGAACCAACTTCAATCCATTCAGAAGTTGCTTCATCGTAGTATTTAAGTTTTTTTCCATAGGTTCCAAAAAGTACTTCTACTCCATCTGCTCGAGTACATTTTCGAAGTCCGGTTGCTTTTCCTGTTCCGGTATTTACAGAAGCCGTACCCATATACGCTTGGCCGCGTCGAAATTCAATTCGATCTCCTTTGGTGAGCCAGTTAAGAAGTGAAGAAGCAGCTCCACGAGGAATAGCTCGATCCTCGAGTGTGTCCATCAATCCAAATTTAAATGTTTTTGTAGGTACGATTTTTATCATAGTAGTCCTATATTTTCAGGAAACGGTGACTCATCATATTCATCTGCATATCCACCGGCACCGCCCATCTGAGCTAGTTTCATGTCAGCATCCCATGCGACAAATCCATCCATGAGGTTCTGATATTCTACTTCTTGCATTGCAGACATACGGAAGTTTGTTTCATCCGCGTCCACATTTGCCTGAAGAATTTTTGCAGCGTGATATGGGAGAATGCGTGCAAATTCATCTGGCCATAGAACAACACCTGGTTCATTTTCATTTAGCTGTGTAAGTTTTGGAGTTGAGATTCTGTAATACACAGTAATCGTCTGAGCGGTTGCCACTGCACCGGTGAGAGCAAGACATGGAAGACCTTGTATCAATTTCTTGTAATCTACAAAGAAACGACGAGGAGTGTTTCGATATCGGATCTGTTGATCGTAACGGATCGGGAAATACTGCACTGTTCCCACCATGATTTTAGATACTTCTTTACAGTCTACAGGGAGAGACTTGAGCGTGAGATATGTATCGCCCGGATTTGCAGTTTGAGACTGATCCATTGTCTGCAAAATTAAGAGTTTCATTTTCGTCTCAAGATCATCTTTTGCTTGCGTAAGGAGTTGATACTCAAAATCTGCATCGTATGTATCATCGACGAGACTTTCAAGTTGTGTTCTCAAATCAAGTGGTCTAAGTGTTGGTTGCATATTATTTGAATAAGTTTTTAATAAAATTCCAAATCGGCACCCACAATTTCGTCCAACGTGATGCATCGATACGCAATCCATTTTCATTAAGTATTGCAGCTTCTTCTTTCGGCAGATCTTTGAAGGTATACGCACCGTATGTGAATTCAGAGTTGATTACTTCTTTCGGGAAGTAGAAGACTCCAGCATCGCCGATTGCAGCAGAGTTTGAAAGTTGTGCTGCAAGATATAGTGTTCTCTCTCCTGGCTTGTCGATATCATCGAGCCATACCTGACCAAAAATCTTCAATGCATGTCCTTCACCACGCTCTTCTTGCCACCCAAGACGTGAAATGATGCCATCCTTAGCACTTGTCCATGACTTGCGCCAGAGAGTACCAGTGAGAATAGAACGTGCTTCTGCGCGGTTTTTATAGAGCACAGAGCGCATGTTGTCATACATATCGTATGGACCATCAACTTTAAAGAAAGATCCTGCTCGGTGGTCTGCAGCAAACATATCAAGATCAGTGGACCAGTTTACAGGGTTTGCAATGAAGTCACGGTCAACATCAGTGCGATACTCAAACGGATACATATCTTGTTCAATAAATCCTTTGTTGACCGCGGCAATACAGAGAGATCGAAGATCAATTCCCCACTCCATCCACACATCAGAGTTATTAGTCTTCTCTCCAAGAATCTTCTTTGCCTGGACCCATGTGTACTCCGGATTCAAGAGGACCGCTTCCTGGTCTTCTTTTACTGCAGCACCGGCATAACCTGCACAAAAATCAGTGTTCTTCTGATCTTTAATTCCAAGCGGTTCTGAAACGAAAAAGTCACCAGTCGGGAGCTCCGTGATTGATGCACTACCAAAGACCACTTCATGAGAAAAATCATTCAGATCCTCTGGAAGAGAATTAAGGCCACCGCGAATTGTTACTTTTTCTTCATTCATGTTATTTGATTTTCTTAGTTACATACTCGGCTAAAAACTTCATGGCATTGTCTCCCATAAACCCTCCAACACCTGCGAGCATGAAAATAAATGGTTGAGGTAGTGCCAAAGAAATACCAAGAAGTGAAAACATGTACCCAGAGAAACCAGAAGCAAACGTAGAGGCGAGGAAGGCACGGAAATTAAATTTTCCTTCCTGTGCATATACAGTAAAGTACCGAGCCGCACCGCCTAAAATAGCCAGTGTTCCATATGCAAACTCCATTGGTATTTGTTTTATGAAATTATGGTGTTCTGGTTGCATGGTTTTTATTTAGTTACTTCTTCTGCTACAACCTCCTCTTTTACCTCCTCTACTACATCCTTCACACTTGGCACAGCAGTTTTAACTTCTGCTACAAGTGAAGTGAGGGTATCTATTTCTGCTTGAATATTATCTACACGCCCTTGTGCTTCTCTGATTGAGATTTCAGTATCAGATTTCTGACGTTCAAGGTTTTCTATTTTTCGTTTAACGCCAATAAGGTCAACTGTTTGCTCAACTGGTTTTGTCTCTGTAATCCTTACGCTATATTTGTCTATTTTTTCGTATGTTTTCATATGTTTATTCAAAAATTATTAAATCGCTTGTAATATTTGGTGCTCCACCTCCTGATGCGGTGTAGGTGGCGTAGATGGAGTACCTGTTGGTGTTGTATACAGGTGCACCAATGTCGCTTTCTTGGTAGCCTGTGTTAGATGCACCTCCTGTGTCATAAGCGATATCACTACCACCTGTCCCTGGACCTAAAACGTCTGTAATAACATGAAGCCAGTATGTCCCTGCTGTCTTAGAAAGTGGACTAGGAAAATTTAATGTATTCAATGTAAAAGACGTACTTCCAATAAAGTTGACGTCAGTATCCCCTTCAAGGCTACCTCTTGAACCAGCGGAGCCTGTATACAAAGAACCATACCAATCGCGGTTCGTCGTTCTGTATTTAAGATAAGCAGAAATGCTTGTAATATCTCCACTTTCACTAAGAGTGCCGAGTATTCCAACAGGGTTTAATGTAGTTGTTCCTGCAATCTGGGCTGTACTCGCCCCCTGTGTCGTATACCCAAACGTAGGGTCAATACGCACTGGATATGTTGCAGTATCAAGAAACTCCTGACGTGCGGTCACACAGAGCTCACCATCGGTATATGAAAGCTCTGCCCATTCTTTTGTAGACTCGTCGTTGACTTCCCACACCTGAGGACGAGGGATGTGCATCACTTTACCTGTTTTGTATCCGTTGTTTTTTAGAGTCTTGTGATATACAGCATATGAACCGACAATATCCTCAGAGCGATATTCCCCTCTTTTCTTCTGCTCTTCTGTGAGTTCAGGTTGATAGAAAAAATCATAGTTCTCTGCACCCTCTATCTGGTAACAAAAGCGGTTTGTATTTGGTTTTTCATCGAGGATCACGTCAACTTTAAAACCACCATCTCCAAAATCCACTACTTCTGTAACAACTTGTTTGTTTCGTTTATCCTTTAACCGCTCCTTAGAGGTAGGTTCGCCCATGTCGTACTTTACTGTGATGCCTTGTTCACCTTTCCAAGGGAGCTTTGTTTCCACTACATTACCTCGTTGTTTTACTTCGAGGCGTTCAGAGGCAACCATTTCTATTTTTTCTATAGGCGCTTCACGCAAAGAACTTGCATCGATGCCACCACCGATTAAAGTCCCCGCTATTCCCAATGTAGCAATAGTTTTTTTCATATTAGTCTGCGGTTATTGTCTTAGCGATTGTACAGCTCACACTTGTTGGTGTTGAGGCTGGTGTACCGATATCTACATATCGCTTTTCGCCTGCTGTCCATGTGTTGTTTGTCGACAAAGTGACTGTTCCTACAGTCGTACTTGCGTTAAACATATTCATGCGGTTTGTACCGTCATAGATAGATACGTTTGCTGTACCTGTGTTTGTAAAACACTGCACACCTGTCCATGTCTCTGCTACAAACGCTGTTCCAAGAGGGATAGTGGTAGTACCTGTCCAAGATGTTGAGGTTGAATAGGTAAATGTTGAGTAGAGAGTCGGAGACACCACCCGCACTGCACCACCTGAGAAGTATTTCCACTGGTTTGATGTAGTATCTGCACCAAACTCTCCCTCTACAGATGGGGTGAAGGCGGCAGAAATTACCGTTACAAGTCGTTGTGTAGCAGAAATAATCGCACCTGTGAGAGTACCGATAAATGAGGTAGTAGAAGATGATACTGCAAATGAGCTGTAGGCTGTAGATGATGAATAGTTAAATGTTTGATTAACTGTCCATGTGTTTGCGTTACTGAGGTTGAGCCCGATTGTTCGTGCAGTACCTCCATTGTATGTACCAGAGAATGTAAGGGTGCTGTTAGTTGCAGTGAGGTCTGCAAGGTTAGAACCGAGAGAGATACCTGAGATAGTAGAGTTTGTAAGGTCTGTGTTAGCAACGGTTGCACAAGTGGCAATTCCAAGAGCTGACAATGAGCGAACGAACTGATTAGTACATGATGTGCCTGCATATTCTGCAAGAACTCCTGAACCGTTTGTTTGAAGGATCGCTGAAGTAAGTGGTGTTACTGTTAAACCTGCGAAGGTAGGTGTACTTGCTGTTGTTAAGTTTTGTCCTGTATTAAAAGCTAATTGTGTATCTCCAATACTATCTCCTACGATTGAAAGTGTAGAAGCAGAACCACCAATTACTGAAATTGCGTTTGAGAGGGCAATTTGTGAGTTACCTGAAAGAGTGGTAGTTGCGGCACTTGCGAGTGTAGTACGCCCTGATACTTGTGAAATGTATGCGAGTTGAGAGAGGGCGATGTTTGAAGTAGTCGCAATTTCATATGGTGAATTCACCGCTGATCCAGTGATTATAATTGGAGATGGCCCAAGTACGTCAAATGTAGTACATGATACAGTTCCTGAGCATGTTACTGATGTTGTAGCTCTACTTGAGAATGTATTTGGCCCTGAGACAAACGGAATGTGGCCAGTAGTGAGTGCTGTTGTAGTGGAAAGTCCTCCGAATGTAAGATTTGGTGTTGAACCTCCTGAAGAAATAATCGGCCACGTTCCTGTTACTGCTGTGACAGTACCTCCTCCACCACTACCTCCAATACACGCACCATTGATAGAGAAACATCCACCACGAATATCGATTCCTTTACCAAATGTTGAGGTAGCGTTTTCAAAGAAGTTGATTCCTCCTGTTGTTCCGACTGAGAGAAGAGAGCCTGGTGTCGTACTTCCGATACCCATTGATCCGTTAGCCAAGATAGTCAAATCAGTTGTTGTTGCAGTGAGTGCATCATTAACTGTACCAAGGTAGAAGTTACCTCCTTGAGAAGACTGAAACCAGTGTTTTTGGTCTGTTCCTGCGGCTGAGTCTGAGAGTAGTGAAAGTGGTCGTGTTCCTGCTACTTGGAGTCTGCCGTATGGGGTTGTAGTTCCAATCCCTGTGTTTCCTGAAGCATTGATTCTGAAACGTTCAACACTGTTTGTTGTAAGTACAAGCTCATTTACGCCACCACGACCGAGTCCTGTACCAAGTTCATCTCTAAAAGTAAATCCTGGTGTTGTAGCATCACTAAATGTTGTTATCACTGGACGAAGTGAATTTGGATTACCTAAGTTAGCACTTCCTGCCGTAAATGAAGCCAATGTTACTCCATTTGCATTTACAAGTAATCTCTGTACTCCACTCGTTACAATAGCTATGTTGTCTGCAGACGAAGAGTAGATTCCTGCATTTAAGTCATCATTGAATGCGATACCCGGTGCAGACGAAGAACCCGCTGGAATTGTAAGTTGACCACTATGAACAGTGAGTGTTCCTTGAGGTGTCGTTGAACCAATCCCCACATTTCCTGCAGAAGTAATCGTCATTCGTGGAGTAGTTCCATTTGTTACAAAGTGGAGAGATTCTGCCACTCGAGTTCCGAGCCATGTTGAGCTTGGGAGTACTGACGCTGCTGAGTTTGAGTGTACAAATGATGCAGAGTTACTACCGTTTTCATTGTTAAGGTTAAATCCTGAGTATCCATTACTTACTGCACTTGTAAAGTCAGCACTAACTTGAGCTGAAGCATTCGAAACAACTGAGAGTCTCTGTGTTGGAGAGGTTGTACCGATACCAATATTTCCACCATTAAGAATAGTGAACCTCTCAGTCATAGATTCAAACCCTTTTGCTGCTGCCCCTGCTGTATAGAAACGCAAACCTGTTGTATTTGCTTCTATATTGTATGAGATAAATGTTCCAGATCCTGTTGTTCTGTAGAACTTAAGGGAAGGGTTGTTTGAGTCAAGTGTACTGTTGTTAAGTGAAAGAGATGAACTCAATGAACCTGCAACTACTTCTAGCTTTCCGAGTGGAGTCGAAGTCCCAACACCGACATTGCCTGTACTTAGTACAGTAAACAGAGAGTTTATACTTGGGTCGAGAATATCAAATGTCTTTGAAGTTCCGATTATAACACGCACTCGAGAAGAAAGATTTTGACCTCCAGCATATGAACCTCGGTTAATAATTACATCGTCATTGTTATCAATACCGAAGATTTGCTGTGCAGCACTGCTTGTTCGTGTTCCCATTACGTACGATGCGTTGTTTGGACCAATTACAATGTTACCCTGGACAACAAGCTTCTCAGTAGGATTCGCTGTTCCCACTCCAATATTCCCCGTACTCCCCACTATAAAGTAAGGACTTGAAGACCCTACATAGAAAGGTATAATCCCTGCCTGAGCGTTTACTTCGAGCTGTGAGCGAGTTGAGGTAGCACTTGCACCAATGAGGACTGAGTTTGTAGTTGTTGCAAGTTTGATACCTGAGTTGTTGAAGAAGGACCAGTTTGAGTCGGAACCTCCGCTGCCACCTCCAGTACATCCTGTTGTAGTTACTCGATTACTTGAGTCGAGACAAAGATTTGAACTCGCTGTGAGACCTGTGAGGATAAGAGATTTTCCATAGGTACGTTGAGTTATACCTGCTGTTGGCGTAGTAGTCGAAGTGAATTGATCGAGTTGATTGATTGTACCTCCACCACCAGATTGAGCAGAAACAACATTCGAGACAAATAGCGAAAGTACTACGAGATTAAGAATTATTGCAATGTACTTTTGATAGGTTTTCATTTGTTTCTTTGTATTACATTGCCAAAAGAATTCAAGGCCGGAACTTCATCTGCTTTTTTTTTCTGTGATACAGCATGCATTTTATGCAAAAGCTCATACATCACTGCTTTCAAATCTTTAATTGACTCCACTGAATCAGGAAGATCTTTGAGAGCATCGATTAAGTCCTCTGTAGACCTCTTCATTTCCTCCGCACTATCAAGAATTGTTTGCATATTGAGCTGATCAATAGCTTCTAACACAGGGGTGAGATTTGTTTCTTTAAACTCAGGAATATCAAGTTGAGTAATTGCCTGACGAACATTTGAAATCTCATTGAGTATAGAAGAAAAATCCACTTCTTTATCCTTTTTACCATCAAATGCTTGCTTAAATTCAGTGATTGCTTTCAAAAGTAATTTAGAAGTATTTGAAATAGATTCGTGGACCGAACTAAAGTCAATCTCTTTTTCTTCTTTTTCAAGAGAAGAGATACCCTCTTGCAATACTTTGGTTTGCTTTGCGAGTTCTTCTTGGAAAATATCCCTGATTTTTTTGTAGTTAACGTCCTGATGTTCACCAGTTGAAATGAGTGCCGAGATTTGCGTCGCAAGACTTGCTACGTTCTTTTCACGCTCATAGATGAGGAATGTATCCTGTTCTTGCCCATACACGTCGCTTTTGACCGTATAGGCTGCGTCAGTGTATACCTCAGAAGTAATTGTAATGAACAAACCTTGCCCGGAAGGATCAGCTACTGCTTGCCATGGAGTTGAATAGATTCTATTTCCAATACTTGCAAGATCAACAGTTGCGATCGTTACATTTGTAGTGGCATTTCGAATTACAGCGCGGACATAGTAGGTCGCGGTATCAAACGGATCCGGAAGGAGCCGAGAGATTGGAAAATATTGTCTTGGCTGTAGAGTGCTTACCATAATTTATTATCTTTGGAATGCAGTTGTTGAGGCATTACCTCCAACTGCAATACAGTTAACTGCTCCTCGATAGAGCAGACTTTCTGCATCTGAAAGAGTGAGGGTTGAAGATGCAAAAACTGCAACTCCTGAGAAAGCAACTGCTGGCAACCCATTATTGAGGTTACAATACATCGCGTTTCCTGAAATGTTTGATATTCGAATTACTGATCGAGCGGTAGTTGTCGCAAGTACCTGTGTACTTGCAGTTGTAACAAGGACACCTGTTGAAGTGTATGCAGCAGTGAAAGCATTTGAAGTCTCAAGGCCAGTTACTTTTTTTGTATCATATGGATTTTCTTGCTGTGTTTGTTCAACTACAGCTTTGTATGTTTGATCAGAAGATTTAATGCTCATATACATAAACCCAAAGGATACGAGAACAAGTGTAATGAATATTGATATTACTTTTTTCATAGTGGTTTTAATTTTTTGATTAATGAGCCGAGCTCAAGCCGTACTCGGTCGTCGCACTATATAGTAGATAGGCCGACCGAGTACGAAAGAACTAAACTCTAGAACTTGTAGTATCCCTGCAAGATCCAATCAAGACTGAAGCCTCGATTAGTTGATGTAGCAGATTCACAAGAGCCTCCGGTTGTTGGACAAGATACTGAAGCCGCTTGAATTTGGACCACAGCACATTGACCAACTGGAACAGGGATCGTACCAAATCCTGCTCGCTTGTAATCGATTGAAGACGTTGTCGTCGCCAATGAAGACGTTGCAAGTTGAAAGTTGTTGATCAATGAACCGAATGGAGCGACGTAATCAGAAGCGATCGTCGCAGTTGTAGAAGTTGCAATGAAAACTTTCATCGTAGATGAAGCGGTACCACTTGTGGTGATTCCGGCAAAGTTTACATATGCAGTCTTTCCAACAGAACGAACACCGCTGTTACACCATGCGCCCTGGTTTGCACCAAGAGCAATAGTCCCTGAGCGAGAGAATACTGCATGCGCATTTCCGGTACCTACACCGTTGGTGTAAATATCGACTTGCTGAGTAACGTTTCCGCCCGATCCAGTGCTCTGGGCACTTTCATCAGTAGGAGTAGCGTCACCCTTGGATAGTGTCAATGTAACGAATACTAGAGCCACTATCACTAGAAATCCAATGATGATTTTTTTCATTGTTGTTTAGTGGCTAGGATCATAAGAAATTGCGACTGCAATCCCCTCCCCTAGAATGGTTTTAGTAAGCGTCAGATCGCAACTTCACTCGGACCATCTCGTTTTTACCTTGGTAGAAAACGTAGACACCGAAGAGTGTCATTGGAAGAATGTTTGTACCACTCTTACCAACAGCCACTGTAGGACCCATCTCAGTTGATGGTTCCTTCTGGATAACAGCATCAACACATCCCTTTCGGCCAGCAAAGAGGTTCTGAGCCTGCTGTGTAGCAGTCCATACGTCTGTTGCATCAGACCCTGTTACCGTGAGGTAAGAAGATCCCATAGCGCGAACTTCAAGATAAGTTGTACCGTCAACTGCAACCCAGTTCTGCACGACTCGCTTATTTGCAGTAGAAAGAGAAACATAGTTTACTCCGTCTCCTTCACCACCAGCATTGATCAATGCAACAAGGTTGTCGATTGTGACTGCTGTTGATGTTGTCTGCAAAATGTTACCTGCTGTTGTACCAATTGTAGATACAAAAGTGAAAGTAACCGCGTTGATAGTAATCGTGTCACCGTTTGAAGGGTTGTTTGCAGGAGTCCAACGAGCAGATCCGGTAAGGTTGTTCGACTTGTAGAGCTTGAGCCCTGCGTATCGTCCAATGTTTCCGTTTTCTCCTGTCTTGTCTCCAAGCATAGTCACCTTTCCAGCGATGTATTTCCACAAAACTGTATAGAAGTGTGGAGAGATTACAAAGAATCTTTCCTCTTCTTCAACGTTCTGAAGATCGAGCTGTAGGTTTACAGCGCCGAATACATCAAGGATGTTACCTGCTGAAAGAGTAATTCCATCTCCAGAAGTACCTCCAATAGTTCCATCATCAACAGTGTTATTACTGTTGAATACCTGGTAAAGGAACTTTGCATCGATCGCATTCGATAGACGCTTTCCAGCTTCATCAATCCACGCATTTGCAGCGGAATATTTGTTCTGGATTTTGTCGACGTTGTCTACGTAAAGGAGCGCTGCTTTCACAGTGTCCACTACGAGCAAGTCGTCAGTCGCGGTAAGATCCTGTGCAGTAAGAGCAGTGCCCTTAGTGTAGCTTTCTACCACGATGTCAGATCGATACGGACGATCAACTTTCTGTCCATCCTTGAGAGTATTCTGCTCTTCAAAGTTTGCCAAAGATCGGAACACATCTGTTTTATACAGCTTGCGGCCCATTCTCTTTGACCAGTAGACTGGGGACATTGCACCAGTTCCACCATTCAAATTGTTTGCCATGATAATAAATTCTTAGCGTGTAATGACGCTTCAAATTTACCCTTGAGATTTCTGAGACTTCTCATATGCTTCCATATTCTTACAATATTTTTCGAAATCATCTGGCGAGAGTTTATCAACTGCTTCGTCTGATAGAGGCTTAGTAAGATCGAGTTGTCCTTCTCCTGCATTTTCAGCAGCAAAAACGGAACCACCTCTACCTTGTTCAGCACCCTTCTTTCGTTCAGCGACGACACCTCGGAAGGCATCCTCACCTTTGTATATTGTTGTATATGGAACTTTAGCGTATTCAGGAGTGTAAGCTTTCGCCTTCAACTCATCGCGCATACGCTCTACAGCTTCTGTTGGAATATCATGACCGTATTCGGCTTTAATCAGAGGAAGAATAAATTTATCAAAGTCAGAATTAAAGGCAGTAGTTTCCAATTGAATTGCTGTTTCTTCTCGCTGCTGTTTTATGGTAGCGATTTCAGCAGCAACTTCAGGAGGAACTACACCCTTTCGCTCTGCAGTGATAATTCGTTTTGCCAAAGATTCTGATATCCCTTCTTCTTCTACAAGATCCTTAACGGCCTTGTCGAATTCAGGAGCAGTAGTGTCTTCTGGTTTATTCTCAAGAGGTGCCTTATTTTCTTTTTCCTGATCCTTTTTGAGTTGTTCTTCTCGCTTAGCTGCTCGATCTTTTTCCATCTCGAGCATCCATGCAGGAACGAACTTTGTTTCTCGTCGAGGTTCAGGTTTAATATCTTCAGGCTTTTTTTCCTCTGTAGGTTTTACTTCCTCGGGTTTCTTTTCAGTCTCCTCAGGTTTCTTATCCACAGTCGGCTCGACTTCAGGCTTTGAAGCATTCTCCTTGTCGATTTCATTAAGTATTTCTTGAGTTTCCTCTCGATCTCCTTTTGAAAGATTTTCAAGTCCCTCGGCAGTTTTGTTCTGCTCTATTGTGGTATCAACCATAATTTTAGGCCCGGGTAAGGTGTGGACTCATCCACCGGCTGTTACGTTTAAAGAGGTAGCCAACCTTCGGAGTGTTTGATGAATTGATCTCCTAAAACAATAAAAGCGGTGATGTCACTTACGTGACAGCATCGCTTTTGAGTACTACTGGAGAATGAATATAAAAATTTTCAGTAAAAATATTCATCTGTCACCTAGGGTCGAATCCAAGTGCCAGTAATACACAAGAGCGAGACTGCCTCGAGAGGCAACACCGTTGAAAATTTTTTTTATTCTGTTGTAAATGATCTATATTTTCTCGCCTGGAATGATATTCTTTCGAAGTATAATGTTCATTCGAGCGCATGCCTTCGTGATGTACTTAATTCCATCAGTCGGATTTGAGCCTTCTGAGCCTGCAATGAAGTCACCGACACCATATGCAGGTGATGCAGCTGCACCAGTTGGTGAGTACATTCGCTGTTTGCCACCTTTTACTGCAGCAACGAAATAAATTGGGAGCTCTACTTTCTTACCACCAACTTCGATTGTCTCAGTTCGTGGTGGCATTTTGTTTGGAATACCTTCCACTTCTTCTTGCTCAGGAGCTTCTTCAATCTCTTCCTGATCTTCTACGATTGAAAGAGTCTCGAGTTCTTCCGGTGATTCCTCACCAGAAAGCTCAACACCTTTATCTTTTAAACGCTTAATCCTTGCTTTGTCTTCTTTTGTATATGCAATTTTTGCCATGATTTTATGGTTAATTATAAATTATTCTATGTGTGCTCGACCTTAGACTGAGGTTTTACATAGGGAGATTTGATAGGCGCAGGTTTGTTCTTGCGCAAAGCTTTTGCAATATTGAAAATTGCTCCGTCAATGAATTGAAAGAATTGATTTCCTTTGAGGACAGGGAGATGGAGAGTTTCAACAAGAGAAGCAATGTATTGATCAATAGAGCGGTGGAAGTGGCTATATTTAAGGACGTCTTTAACCACTCGAGTCTTCTTGCCGTCTGCAGACTTGAGTCGTCCATTTACGAAACGATCTTTATAAGTTGCGAATACTCTATCAGTCTTAGGATCAGCAACGATGATGAGGAGGTCTTTGTTAGCATGCGCAAACTCTTTAACCGTGTAGAGCTGTCTCTCATCTCGATTGAAAATCATTTTGAGCTGTTTGAAGAAAGATATCATTGCTTAGATAGTACCACCACGCGAAGCATGGATGAATGATGACAAGGTGTGGACAATTATACATGCAACCCAATAAGTTTTTCGCTATCACCCTTTTCTTGCCCTTGATATTCATCTTTGTCTTGTTTTGCCTCATCATCTTGGCCATCGAGAAATGCTTCAGCGTCTTTTAGATCTGTTTCTGCCTCATCAAACAAATCTTTAAACCAGACCCATAGAGCTTTCTTGTCATGCAATCGTGCAGTCTCGTATGTGTATTTAAGTGCTCCATCAGGAGAAAGATCAAGTGGCCGAGTTTCATTGAGTATTTCCTCAATGGTTTTAATCTCGGAGTTTGCTTTCTCGATAAGCATATCAACACCTTCATGTTTTTGGAGGTTCAAAAATATGAGAGCTTTTTTTATAGCAGTCTCCCATTTATTTATTTCATCAATATCAGACTGATCAGCACCAGCAAGACGAGCGCGGAGTTGATACAATCTTTTGAGTGGTAGAGGGATTTCTGGAAGCATGTTACATAGTTGGTATTACTGCTGCAGGGTCAGCGCCCGGAAGAGCCGGAGTAGTAGGAGCAATCTTTTCAGTTGCGACAGGATTTGCTTCCATAGCGGCAATCACAGAGACTGCTTTTCGCTCCATGTTCTTTTGAGCAATAGGAATATGTTTTTCTGCATACGCCATCAGAGCATCGTACTCTTTCATATCTTTTGCATATTGCATTTGTTGGCTCTTTCTAAGACCAGCAAGTTCTGCATCCGGAATAAGATCATAATTTTCTGCACAGTAATTGAGAATCTTCTCAATAAAGCCTGGCATTGCATCACGATAAAGTTTAAAGAGTTTCTTTCCAGCGAGTACATCAGCAATTGCTTGGGCGGCTACTGCAGATCCATGAGTATCACCATCATTGTTGATGTCCATAAATTCAGCAATAGATTCTTGAGACATATCAGCATCTTCAAGAACAGTTCGAATATATTTATTTTTATTGAGTTTTTCCAGAAGGAGTGGATTCTTATCGATACGTTGAAAAGCAAGCTCACGTTTCTGAGCTGCAAGAGTTTTCTTCTGTTCTTCCTCAAAAGGATCCTTCACTGAGACAGAGAAATCACACTCAGTATCTTTTCGAGTGACAGTCTCTTCCCATTGTACCCCTTTAGGGCCGAGAATCTTGACCGCATAGTCCTCTCGAAGCTTGTCATGGACTTCATAGTCAAAACGAGTCGCAATGTTAATGGCAGACTTTTTAAAGCGTTTATTGGTGAGTTTAAATCTCTTACTCACTTCTTCAAGGTTTGCAGTTACAATACCAACACGATCAGACTGTGGCGCACCTTCAGCATCCGATGAAATACCTACCTTCTTACCGGTGAAGTTGTTGAGCCAATCAATGAGGTTGATTGAAATACTTGTTGTGTCCGGTGTTTGGAATTCAAAAATACCGTTTTGAATATTCTGATTTGGTTTTACGGTAGCACGAACAAGACCATCTTGTTTCCAAAGGAGCTGTGTTGGATCAGTAAACATTTTAGGATCATATGCGCGTTGGCCCCAGTTCTTCTTCTCGAGGTTATCAAGTGAGTAGTTAAGGATTTTCTTCATTGAGTATCCTACCGGGCGAATATCGTCCGCAACGGCCTTTGTCCAAGCGATAAATGGATGAGAGTGAGTTTGCCACATATCCCACGGACCACGGCCTTTGAAATCTTTTGCATATGAAAATACTTCTTCAAGAGGCTGGAAGCGTACCCATGTTTTTGTTTCGTATGAAAATACAAGGTAATACCACTTACCACCATAGTTAACTACACCTTCAACGAGTCGATACATTGTCTGGCCAACATATCCCATGCTTGCAATATCGATGCCAAATGTTGCATATCTGATTTGCTTATTGTTGTAAATATCAGTCATTTGCTTGACCATTTCTGCATTTGTATATTGCCCGATGAGTCTTGCAACTTGTGCTTTGCTGTAGTATCCATCATTCCCTGCAGCAGTAAGATCTGCTTGAGTACGGAAAATATTCATCTGGAATTTATACATGTGCTTGTCGAGGTCTTTGCCTCCAAGTGCTTCCATCACGAAGTCATAGTGGTCAACAGTAGTCATGTCCGTGCAGAAATATGGTGTGTTCTCTACATTAAGTTTGAGAATACCAACACCGGCAAGAGAAGCAAGAAATTTAGAGTCGGCCCACACAGAGTTCCAATCGCCTTTATCATCTCCACTTTCTTTTGCAAGAACCGCAGATACTTTATCAGCAGCCAGAGCATCTTGCTCTCGAGTGTGTCCATACTTCATATCTACATCTTGCTGTAAGTTTCCCTGAAGGTTATCAATAAATCCACCCATAACCACAGAATCAAATGGAATATTTGAGCGCCCTTTAAGAGCGGGAGCATTGACCCCGAAATACATATCTTCATTCTTCTTGATTTCTTGAAAGCGAGTTTGGCGCGCTCGAGCACCATCTTCAAGCATTTTACATGCAGATAGTGTCACCAAATCAGCAAAACTATTACCATTACTGGTGTTACCCGAAAGCATATCTCTTGTTGATTTATATTCTTGTGACATAGGGGATTAATAGCCCAATAGTACCACCACGCGAAGCATGGATGAATGATGACAAGGTGTGGACAAAGTTAAACCCCTGGATTTTTTGTCCAGGGGTGTTGGTTATTGGTGTGCGTAAACACTCGAGAAATATTAGAAATACAGACCTCTCTTTCTGCAGTAAGTTTGGTGGGGAGAGCGTTGTCTAAGAGACCTCATGTATATACGCATTCCGCTTTTCGTCCCAACTTACTATACGCCTGGGACATAAAGAGTAAAAGTATCACAAGGTGTGTATAAGCTTTGACCAGCATTTTTTTGATGCATTCCAAGGAGCTGTACCTTGATGTTTTAATAAGTATGCACCGTATTGAATGTTACCGACTAAAGTTTTAATATCGTACCCAAGTTTCTTACTATCAACAAGATGGTAGTACTCATTAATTTGCATGACTCCTACATCCTTTGAGTTAACAAGACCGCGCAGGAGAGCTCCTGTGGCGTCGAACTGTCGATACTGGCTCTCACATTTAGCAATTGCACTCATAGTCTTTGGATCAACACCATACGACAATGCCTCCCGATGTATTATTTCGGGGATAGTAAGTTGTACTTCGATGGGTAGTGATTCTGCCTGTGCGACTGGAATTGAGACTGAATTCTGAAGAGATGTGGTGAGTGATGTAAGTGCCACTATGAGGGATGCCAGCCCTGTTTGAATGGATTGACTTAAAATGTATATCAATTATACACCTCACTCATCTGGTGGTCTATGACCTAATGCACCAATGTTCACACCCTTCATCATTGGATGTCGGCCCATTGATGCATCGATCTCTTCTTCATATTCTTCACCACCAATATATTCATCTTCAATTTCAGCATGTTGAGGAGGGGGCGCGTATTTTTCTACAACCATCTCATCTTCAATCACTGCAGCATATCGAAGCATATCGGCCGCGTGAGAAGTGAAGTCGTGGACAGGAACTTTAGTGAGCATTCCTTTCTTCTCATCGAACTTGTAGTGGTAGAGACCAATGAGATCAACGAATGTCTCGCATCGATCTTTGTCAATATAGAGGCGCATGAACATTGAACGCGCGAGATCGATACCGTTTTCGATATGAAGCATTGGAACCACTTCAAAGGTGAGTAGGAGCGACTCTGCAGTATCCTTTCGAGTCTTTCCGGTTCCCACTTCCATATGATTAATATCATGAGGCGCGAAATGCTTTGAGTATACATACGGCTTTTCTTTGACGAGTTTAATTGTCCCGGGCAATCCCATTTGAATTGTCTCGAGATAATCGATCATGCGTATCTCTTTTCCTACACGTTGAAAGAATCCAACAGCCATTGCGTCGGACTTCGATACTCCAAGATCCCATACGGTGTATACCGGGAGTGTTGGATCATACAAACCACCACAAATTCGATTATTCTTCCGGGCGTCTGCAATTTGTTTGAGATATACCGCACCTTTGATCGATGCTTCGAATGAGTTATACCACTCTTGCTGGAACTCATCTTCAGTGATAATCCCTTCAGCGACGAATTGCCTATCTTCTTCAAGAGAGTTCTTAAGCGCGGTGATTGTAGGACCAGACTCTTGTACCAAACTCTCATCAATAGTTTTGTATACGAGTTCGTAACGATCAGTAAATTTGAGCGCCGATTTGTAGAGCTTATAAAAATGTCCTTTTCCTTTCGGTGTACCTCCAAAGATACAGTAGCCTTCATGGTCAGCGAGACATTTAGAAATAATTTCAGAGAAGAGAATTGGTGAGATCTGTGGATACTCATCAAGGAAACATCCCCAGAGTGCCATACCTCGAAGAGAGTCTGGTTCATTCGCACCGACGATGAGAATTTCAGATCCATTAGGGTATGAGACAAGGAGTTCTGATGCATTAAATTTTATATTCGGTATGTCCCGGGCGTAATGCATCGCCATTTTCCATACGATACGCTTTGCTTGTTTGTATGTCGGTGCAACGTATGCGTATCGAGTGTTGGGATTATTCAATGCATCTCTCTGAAGATGATTGAAAGCAGCAGTTGTCTTGCCTCCACGACGATGAATAATGAGAATAATCCATCGCTTGGCAGCGGAGTGAAGCTGCTTTGCCCAGTTTCGAGGCTTGTATGGAATCTTTATTCTCGTTGCTACGGCCATTTTATTTTTATTTCATAAAACACAAGGTTTGACAGGGCGTCAAATATCAGTCATTAACGACTTCTTTTTTTAAAGAAAGCAGTTGGTTTATTTCTTTTTCTTTCAAGGAAATCTCGCTGCAGAAGTGACGCATCGTACACCAATAATGGTCGGAATTCTTTAAATTCTGCGGACCCAACGTAACACCTTGAACAAACTTCAATACCTGCAGCATAACCCCAACGAGTTTTTTTGTCACATGCATTGCAATACTTTTTTTCAATGAAAGTTGTGGCAACACATTCGGTATATTGAGTATGATCTGTTGTGTTTGAGAACATAATTTTATTGAGGAGAATGATCGGGAATCGAACCCATATCTCCGGCTGGATTAACCGGCGAGCTGCCGTTGCTCTACACTCTCGTACTACAAGGACCTTTTCCAGTGAGGATAGCGATTTCACCAGTACACGACTTGGAGAGGAGCGACCCCTTCCGCTGTCATTGTAGACCATAAAGAGTGTGCTAAAGCTCTTTGTGGTCTTGGTTTGTCTTGTGAATATTGTAAGGGGAAATACTGTATTCGTCTGGCCAAAGGCCTAAGCCACAGGCATTGTATTCCACGCTGTCCATGCGCACTACATTTTTCAGTAGCACCCTAAAAGCTGGTGGTTAAAGTGTGGACCTGTGTAAATCCGGATACATCAGGACCTGTGCAAAAATGAGAGAAAGCACACACTTTAAAAAACGTATGATCGATTACGGTCTTTTACGTAAGAGCGATCGATAATTAAATATCCATCAGCTTTTAAGGAACTAAAGATGAACAGATGGGGATTTATAATATCAGGGCTTTCCATCCTGCTTTGGCTGATGCTTGCTGAGGAGTAGATTCTCTCCAAAATAAGGCCTATGATAACTTTTTACATTCTAAGAATTTCTTCGGGCCTAGAATGTTTTGTAAACCTTGCGAGCTTACGCTGTACAGCTTTTGTTATCTATGACTTTGAGCAACCTCTTTCTACATTTCCCCCATCTATTCATCTTAACACTACCTACACTATATCACTTTTTGAATTTGTGGAAAATATCTATTCCCTTTGCGTGGTCAATTTCATGCTGCGCGATAAATGCAGCAATGCCGTTGAGTTGAAAGGTGCGCCGTGAAAATCCTGATCCAAAAATCTTCAGTGGATTATGTACATCCGCTTCGATCACCAAGTGATGATATCTCTTTGTATTTATTTGTGGCCGGTGTCCATAAGAGAGACACGCTTCTTTGAAGGGGACCAGATCATCAGCTTCAATGATCATAGCGTTTGCAAAAACAGTGAACCCATCGAAAGCTTCTTTTATATCGTCGTGAAGCACAAAGAAGTCTTTTGGATCTTCATTATTCACCTGACAGTGAGAGAGTGCCAGGCCTTCTTTCCACATACCAGAAAAATTACCGGCCTTGAGCATTGCTGCCATTTCTGCAGCATCTTTCTTGATCTCGGACCAGCTTTTTACCGGATGTGCTTTTACGCTTTTGAGGGGGATTATTTTCATGATGTAGGGAATATTTTAGCAACCTGCTCTTCTAACATTTTTTTATAGTCTTCTTCTGTATAATCGAAGGGTATCCTATTGAGCGGAAAATTAATACCTTTATCATTGACTTTAATCATCCCATGAAATGGTCTATGCACCCTTTGCTCTGTATCAAATAAGTCGAAAATATCCCGCTCAAAACCCATATCATCTAAATATCTTTCGTGCGTTAGAAGCCATTTACCTTTTTTATATTCTTTTTTCATAGATGTTTTAAATTATAACCTCACTCATCTCATGTGTAATAACCCACTCTCCCTCTTTTTTATTGTAGAGGGTGACAAATAATGCTTGGCCCAACTGTCTACCTTGAAAGAGGACTGTAATACGCCGCGTGTGGACGCTCAGAAGCTCCATGTTCATATCTAAGCCCGGGAAAGCACTCCTACTCTCTACAAACAAATCGAGGCTCGATTGGGGTATTACTTTTGCGATAGCTTTACGTACAAACTCATCAATCTGTAACGCGAGATCATTGGCCGCCTTCTCAGCAACTTCTTGCACTATAGAAAAAGAAGGATCCTTTGGATCAAAACTTGCGTGGAACTGGGGACCAGTTGTAACTTTAAACATAAATATTATTTAATTTTTTTGAGTAATTCTATAAACCACTTAAAATACTTTTCTTTTGTTTTGACAGGTACCGATCCGTCCAACTCACAGAAAATTTTAAATTGCTTTTTTATTTCTTCTTCACTCATATTGTTCTATTTACTAATAATTACTCACTAAGCACTGAATAGGATTAAGTTATTAAACTACCTTTGCTGTACCCTCAACACCTTTCGCAATTCTATCTGCTGTACGAGCTTCCAAAGCTTCGAGAGCTGCTACAAGATGAGTCACAGCTTGATTATTGAAATCTGAGTGCATGAGATTGTTAAGATATTTAATTCTTTCAATCAAAACCTGTAAAACAGCTTCGTTTGTAGTACCGTCATGAACAGTGGTTAAATTTCCTTCACTGTCAGACTTTTTATTTATAAATTTAATATTTTGCACTCCTGACTCCATGTTATGTAATTCATAATCATGACCTGGTTCATTTACACTAAACATTCGATTTGCTTCAGTTTCGTTTGTCATATGTTGTTTTATTATTTCCTATTCAGTGCTTAATTTATAATTACTCTTGTGTGAGGTAACCGAGTATCTGTAATTTTAATCTTCTTCCACTACCACCTCCTGAGTCGTCTATCTTCTCCACCATCTTCTTTATCTCCTCATCTCTCTCTGCAATAGCTCCACGGCGGATTTTGAGCCAGTAGTCTAAAATCAGCTCTCTTTCTAAATTTTTTATAGAACCTTTTGGCGGTTTTAATTTTAATTCATCAAACTGTTTTCTAAACTCCTCTCGTATCTCTTCTTCTTTAGGTGTGGCATCTCCTACTGAGCCTGCTTGTCCTGTGTTACTTGAGTTTACGTATTTGTTCATATGTTATTTCTTAAGTGGGAGTAATGACTGAACTGCCTCTATACCTTCATTAAAATCACAATGTAATGGTTCCCATTTAAATCCTGCAATATCTTTTCCACGTCGTAATTTCAAGTTTTCAGCCTGTTCTTTCAACCCAAGTAAATGTGCTTCGAACTTTGAGATGAAGAAGTCGGCGATTTTTTGTTTGTCTGCTTTACCAGTTGCTCCTCTAAAATACTCACCAGAACATTTTTCATAAAACTCTTCTCTTACCTCTTGAAAGAATTGGGGGGTGGGATTTGTCATGGGTTTTAGTTAAAATTAGATAAATCGTATATGAATAAAGCTAAATCGTGATGTTTCTTACATAATATGAAGTGAGCATATGTTCTACCAAATTTTAGAGTTCCCTTATTCTTACATCCTGGGTAATAGCATTCTGTCTCTCTTTTCTTAGGTGTTGTTTTCTTTTTCATACCGTTTCTTTTTTAATTAAACCTTCAAAGAATAATTCTGGGTCTTTATCTTGTGCGAGGTGGTCTATGAAGCGGTGCCAGTGATATTGCCAAACGTGTATTCTTTTTCCCACTAAATCCAGATTGGTAGAATCATATTCAGTCATTAAAGTAAGTAGACAGTGTGGATGTTGTTTATTTTCCCACTCTAAACTCTTACTAAGACCTTGCCAGAAGAGAGGGTCGAGGAGTGCTTTGTGAGTTGAATCCATACCTACTTCCGTCCATGAATCTGAAACATGTGCACGTTTTTTGTCCCACCCACCCTCTACTGCTTTTTCAAAGATTTCTTTCATATTTGTTCTTTGTTAATGAGGTTATCTATGGCTGTGCGGAGGCGAGAGCGTTCTTGATTCACTTTGCATCCATTGCAAACATTACAAACTCCTTCCTCCGTATCAAAATCTTCACATAATTCGTCTGGTTCTTCCACCAGTCCCCTGCACTCCATCAATGTCTCTGTGCGGGTTTTGGAGCGTAGAGATTTAATAAAAGATTTATATTCTTCTTTACTTGGACAAAAATCTGCGTAATTAGAATACAATCCAAACTTTTCATCAAATTCTTTTTCCCACTGTTCGATGTATGTGTGTTCCATGTTAGTTTTCTTTTTCTAATAATCCTTTTCCAGCAACTCCAAAGATAATTAACACATACGGCACTACAAACCATAGACCAAACCAATAGATACCTAATACTAGCCCTCCGAAATTTCCTAAAGCTAGAATTGAATAAATGAGTTTTTTCATAAGCTATACATTAAAAGCGATTAAGGGGAGGACGATTGATAGGGCTAGATATAGAACTATATGAAGTCCAACCCATACATGTATTAGACAATATTCAAACGTTCCATCTTTGTAATCCTTCCACGCAACCCATGACAGTGCGATGTAGCAGAGGAGGGCGGGAACTAGAGAAATTAGTTTAAATGTTGTCATGCTAGTCTTTTCTTAAATCTATTTCATCTTTACTAAAACTTACATCTGTAACATTCCAGTCCAACATCCTTTGAATAAACATATCCGCATTGTCCACGAAAATTCTCGGAGATTTTGATTGACCTGTGAGTGTGCCTCTCATTTTTATGATAATATCCCATGTCGTTATTCTTTCCTGAACATCAGGATACAACTTACTGAGTCTGTCAGCTTCGGATATTGTAGAAACTGCAAGCCATCGATTTGGAGGGTCTTTTCTAAGCCATTCTATTGCTCTTGTTGTCTTACCTGCACCTCGTGGTGAATAATCTAGGTTCATCTCTTTATATATTTAAATGAATAATTTGTTTAATTACTTATGGGCTTAACCAACACTCTATACTCTGTAATCCAACGATTTAATCGTCTTGCTGAAATCCAATTATTTGGCGGGAAAAATCCTAGTAATCTATATTTGCTTACAATTTTCTCTCCTGGTTCTAATTTTATTACTGTATTCATCTTTCTTTTATATTACGTTGAATAATTTGTTTTCTTTGTGAAGGACTAAGCCCTAGTCAGAACAGAAGTATTTTGCTGGACTTCTGTTTGTGTCTCCAGCTATGCCAACTAGGACTCAACCCTCCACGGTACTGTCCTCAGAGCATTTAATTACGGTAGAGAATTGACGAGAGGAAGATTTCCACTTCCTAGAGACTCAATTGCCTTTTTCTTACTCGTATAGTCACTCTACATGGTACGACCATTATTGATTAGGTTTTGTACCGACAATGTCTACCTTTTCCGCCACGTAATTAAATGCTCAGAAGACGGTACTGAGAAGAACTGATGGGGAGCGCTCTACCGAATGAGCTATCTCGGAAGTTTCCAACCAAGAGTTGGCTTTGATCCAACCACCTCTCCCCCCATCAATTCTCCTCTTACTGTCTTACTTACTATCCCTGTAATTACACTTGATACCTTCTGACCAGAACTCTGAGTCAATCGCACAAAAGTATGAGGCGTGGGATTCGTCTGTTATCAGTAGCCCATTCTTCTCGTTCTCTTTGCATGATTCACACTGACATTCCAGTACATCTCGATACACACGTTTCCCTATTCTATCGAGGAACCACTGGAGGGGTTTTGGGGTGTACATATTAGTCAATCATTTTATATTAGTAAATAATCCCACTCTCTTCCGGTCTCATATACTCTCCATACTTTCTGTTGAGACGAACTTTCATACTCCCATATAAAGCCCTTGGGAAACGCGCAAAATCGGCCTCAGTCGCTTGATTGAGTGCAGCCCATATATTGAGTTCTTTTTTCATGGTACGTGCATCCTGGAACGAATCTACCTCTTGAGCAGCAGCACAGACAGCGACTATAGCCCATTTCTCTTGGATCTGACGACCGGCATAAATGAGAGCGTGCTCCATGGTGATACGTCCACCACAAACGTGTCCATGTTTTCCATGAAGTGCGCAAATTTTGTACGCTGGATCCGCATCAATTTCTTTTCGAACTTTCAAGGGAATCTTTGTCATTTAAATTACTTAGTCTTGACCTTTTTACCGGCTCCGGTAAAAAGGTCAAAGTAAATACTTAAATAAATTAACGAGATCGAAACCAAGCTGTCCCACTTATATCAACACAATGCATTGGAAACCACACAGGACATGTATATGATGTTCCATTAATAAGTGTTTTAGTTTGACCTTGCATAATATGTGGAAGTTGACTGTTTGAAGTACCCCAAATATTAACCACTAATTCAGGTGATCCGTTACCACATGAATTATTAATAGAACAATCTGCTGCATCTACATTACTAAAACCCGCAAAGAAACCGAGAACCAAAGCGAACATAACTATTTTTTTCATTTGAAAATTTAAATTAAAATTATTAATTAATCACACCGACCTGTACACCTATAATGCTATCACACTACCTACACCTACGCAAGGAATTGTGGATAACTTCAAGAGGTCTATTCGTCATCATCCCATTCAGCAATACCATTATCTACTGCTAACTTTGCTCCATTTTTTTTGAGTAAATCACCGGCAACTGCAGCAGATATATTTTTTTTCTTTTTAGTAGATGGTGTATCATCATCATCTTTCTCCCAGGTAAAAGTAAAGTTACCTTCAAGGACCCCTTTATTTCCTCTCTCTTTTAGACGGTTATACTCTCTGATTGCAGCCACTTTAGACGCGAGATCATTTCTCTGAAGAATGACAAACTGTAACTCTCGATCTCCATGATCATGCGTGATATAGCTTGAAAGTAGGTAGTCGATTCGTTGTCTAATTGGTTTCTTTGTCATTAGATCATACGCCAAAGTTTGCGCCACATGTTTGATCGATTTTATTTTTGCTTCGAGGACCGTAATACCCACATCTTCTCCGGTCACTGCATCTTTCTTCCCTTTCTTTGCACGAATGATTTCAATTTTTTCATTGATCTTATCTATCTCCGAGTTGTACCCATACGCTTGCATATAAGACTGAGTTCCATTGCCGAAAAGGCGCGCGTTGTGATATCCGGCATACACCCAACAAAAGAGTTCATGCTTTGGATTTTTCAGCACCGCTTCCCCTGGGACCTTTTTTGTTTTGTCTTTTTTTGCCATATGATTTTATTCTTCAGATATCCCTGCTTTTTTAACTCTGTTGAGAAGATATATTGCAGCATCTTTATCAATCTTGAAATATTCCATCACCGACTCTACTGATTGGAAATATCCTTCCGGTTGCATATCCCGGATCATCCGACATTTATCTTTCACGTCAGTGAGTGGACGAAGATGTGATTCCTCTTCTTTATTTTCACCGGTATGTTTTATAGGTTGAAGAGGTGGATATGATTCACCTACTTTTACTTCTTCCACAGGATTACTAAGATAAGGTTCCTTCATGAGAGCACTTTTCGCTCCACAAGTTTTAGCCATGTGTCCTGGCATACCACATTTTTTGCAAATCTTTTGTCCTTTCTTTGGAGTAGAGATTAGACCATTTTTCATTACTTCATCATCAATGTGAGGCATAATATCTATCATTTGAGAGACAACACTTTCAATGTTTAGAGGATTAATAGTAAAAGCATTTACACCGGGACCTACAAAGAAATGGATCTCTTCACTAAGAGCATCATACCGGGCTACTATATCGCGCATTTTTTCGATTTGTTCGTGCATGATTTTATTTGTCTTCTACATCTTCATCCTCAAGTACTTGTATTGAAACATTGAGATTTGCGTTCGGAGAAAGTACGTTGAACTGAGAGACCTTTCCTAAATCAATACCAGGCATCGAACCTTTATCCGTCTCTTCAATCCATGATTTTATTTCAACGGATGAATGGATACCTGATTGTATAATTTCAGCATATACGGTGATTTTGTATTTCATGATTATTAATTACCACTACCTAATAAAAACCCCGGATCACTCTGTACGTGTTCAGAAAGAGTGCGACCATCTTTCATGATTGCGTATGGAAGGAATACTTGAGGGACGGTGACCATGTTTATCTCGACGAGAGCCATCTGCGCCTCAATCCATGCTTTGATCACACGCCATGCAGTGCGGATTGCTTGATTATCAATGTTCTTATCCTTATGTTTTACAGAAGTTACACCTTGTTCTCGGAATACTTCTCGCACTGCTCGGTGATTACAAGGTAATTTAAAGCCCATAGGTTTGCCATCTACCTTTATTTGAAATGACACGGCAGAAACTTGAGGGCCGTCGTACTCGGTCATCATTGCTGTGACACCATGACGAGAAAGGATCTTCTGTATTTCAGAAATAGTCTGCTCTGGCTCTATGATTGTTGTGTAATTGAGGATTGCCATTATTCTTCTTCATTAGGAGACTTTCGATCTCTCTCATCCTTTTCAATGTCGTGACCTTTGTCTTCTATCTGATCGACCGGCATTTCAAAGATCTCTGCCTTTTCTTCATCGGTTAACACACCATGAGTTTCAAACTTATACGGCACTTCTCTTTCGAGTACACCACCACCTCCACATTTTTCACACATAGATTCTGCAGCGCCATTACGGACATATCCGTTACCTTTACAGGTAGTGCAGTCTATTCGGACCACTTGTGTTCGATCTATTCCAGACATAAAATTATTTTGCTTTTTTAATGATGCTAGTAAAATATCTACCGATACATGCACCATTGCAGAAATGTAGAAACTCACTCCGTATTCCACTCGGCATTAGAGACCACTTAGGACCTTCTTCAGAAGATTTTTTCTTTGGATCTGGAGGAACAGCAATTCCACTGCCATACGAAGAAGACACCATGAGAGAGATGTGCTTTTTAGGACCGATGATTTTTCTACACTGGTCGCAATGATATTGAGTAGTTTGCATGGTTTTATCTGGCATTTGATCGTAAATATCCGATCTTTACGAGGAAGTTAAACATATTTCGACCTTTAGAAGGAGCAAGACGGGGGATTCCGAGCTCAGTAAAACGAGTTACGAATTCTCCTTGAGACATTTCATTTCCTTCAATAGAAGCGATGAGTGCCTGGACCTCGGGGCGATTTTTCAAAAGCCATTCGGTGAATGATGCTAAATTATCTGAGTACTTTGTCATTTGAGCTTAGGTTGATTAAAGGATAAATGAGGCTGCTTATTCGTCATCAAAACCTCGACAATCTGCTTTAGAGAAGAAATCATGTCCTGGATCTTTTCTTGACCCTCCACTATCTCTAGTTTCAAATCCACGTAGTGAATGATCTGGTTGTCATCACCTACTTTACTTTTGAGAACTACACCTTTGAGAGTGCCGAGAATTTTGACCATAAATTTTTTTTAATTTTTAAAGTGAATATTTACTTGAAACGTTTGCTTCGCGATTTCTTTTTTTCGTTTGAAAACGGTGACATGAATATTTTTAATTACATATCCATGATCGACATCAGGCCTAAAACCTTTACCTCCGAGAATTTCCGTATCTTGGTTTCGAGTGATTTTAATTCCGAGAATTTTTCCTATAAAGAAGAAATCCACAATGAAGTGACCCATACGTCCAATTACATTTTTATTGTTCTTCTCCACTACCCATTGCATCCATTTCGGAATGAAGGGTCGAACAATACCATCAAGCCATTTTGCTTCCTCAAGTTGAAATCTCTGATATCTTAATTGGTTTTCTTCGTTCATATACTTTTTATTTGGACCGTCATTGAAGGGGAGTTTCCCGGAGAAAAGAATTTTCTTACATGAAAGTCATACACATATTTATCGTTTTGTATGATACGTCCTTTCTGAAGAAGATCCAGAAGAGTAGTTCCCATATTGTCGGCATCCTGATCATCTGGGTTTTTCGTCATATAGAAATCAATGGTGACCGCTATATTTCCCTGGATCGGTTCAGTGAGTCGCAACTTGTTACGAATGCTTACAAGTTGCCAGAGGAAGTCATCAAGGACCGCTGTGAGTTTTGAATCGATGAACATACCTTGGACCCCTCGGCGATAGTTGTTCTTTTTGCTTGGCATATCACCGAAGAGTTCGAACATCATAGTAGTATTTTATTTTTTTAGAAAAACTTCCTATTACTATTAGTGCTGTGGAAAAGTAACCCTTTTAAGATGAGAAGATATATTGTGCGACATACAAAAGTCCTCCCCTATGGGATTTTTAGCCATATTTTGGCAAAAACCCTGGACCATCTTACAAAAAGCGACATGTGGATAACCTGTGTTTAAAGTGGGGAAAAAGTGGGTATAAGTAGTGGGGAAGTATGACTTCCACTACTCTCATACACAACTTATCCACATTCTTATCCACAGATTTAAGCCACTTATTAACAGGTTATCCACAAGCACTTGTGCGTTTAATTTCGACCTTTAGTGCACTTACTATATCACACTACCTACACCAACAAGTAAAAAACTGTGGATATCATGCAGAAATTTTCATTACTTTATCATGTTCGCGCTTCACAATAATGAGTACACTTTTTACACTTTTAAAACCAAATTTTGTCTGGATATCACGGAGTGAGAACCCACCACCACCTTTTTTAGAGAGGAGATATATCTCTCTATTTCTTTTTTCTTTTTCATGAGCCATAACTGAATAAATAATACCATGCACTACCTACATTTGCAACATAAAAACCACGTAATGGAAGATACGTGGTTTTTATGTATTACGCATGTTTATCTAAAGAACTACTTCTTCCATTATATCCCCTACCCTATTTTTCCCAAAACTTTTCCTTCTTTGTCAGAGAAAAATTTCATTCCAAGATATCCCATGAAGGCACCGAAAGATCCATTGGCTGCAAGTTGTCCTATATGACCCCAATCTGCTGTGAAGAGATTAAAATCTCCCCCAGTAAAAATACCATACACAGCAAGAAAGGCCCCAGTTACTACTGCAGTAGCTGCACCTTTCGCTACATCTTTTACATTCAAACTAAACATTTCGCTTTTCATATTTTTATTTTCTTAATGTTAATAATTGCTTCAACAAATACACCGCCTGTTTTGCCAGATCGATGATCTGCAGACGAATAGTATTTTGAGATTGTATCTCGATTTGTTTTGTGAGCTGTGGAAGAGGTTTTACATCTTCAGTAGGAGGTTCGATGAGTCTATTAATCCATTCTTGAGTAATCAATACTCCTGGACATGTCTTTCTTTGCTCGTAGAATCGATGCATTTTGACGTTTTCTTTGGGTATAGAGAATTCCTTCATCCAAGTAAGGACCTGCTGTTGTAGGAGATTGTATTGCGTTGTAGTGGGATACTCTATATCACCATCAAAACCTATACATATCCCAAGAGACTGAAAGTTTACAGAGAGGTCATTATAATACTGATTCGTATGACAACCTTCTTCCCACGTCTCTTTACATTTATAAAGCTTTTCTCCGGTAATTAATACATGATATCCAACCCATCCTCCGAGAATTGATTTAGTGAATCCTCGATTGCGGTGTGTTTGGTTAATAGAGTTGTACTGATCAAAAACGGTTTTACTTGAAACGTCACTACAATGAATTACGATAAAACGTGGTTTGTTAAGCATATTATTTGATTATTTTAATAAAGTGTTGCATTATTGTTGGTAGTGTGTTATGATGTGTTAATCATGAAAATCATCAAAAACGTTGCAGAAAGCATTGGAGAGATATTAATGGCGATTTTTGGTATGACTGCACTCGCATGGCTTGGTGCTGTGGTACTACTTGGACCAGTTGCACTACTTATTATTTTCTTCTCTCCTGGAGAAATATTGTTTATTGTTGCGCTTGTCATTGGTGCTTTTAGTTTAGGTTGGTGTCAGAGTGAACGACCTATAAATAAGGGTGAATTAATTCGACGCGGCCTTCTTAATCGAGTCGTAGATTCTTCGGTCATCATCAGATAAATTATAATATATCTGATTAGCCTCTTCTCCCCTACCTTGCTTGATAAGCTTCTGGTTATCTTCATATATTCCTTGAATAATCGGTTTGCGCTTTATGGTATTTTTACGCTTTTCTGAAGACTTAATGTTGTCGTAAATCTTTTTATCAACATCATTGAGCGCATCGTATATTTCATTAGCCTCTTCTCCCCTACCCTCTGCCTTGAGCTCCTGATTTTTCTCATACACTGGCATTACACGTTTAGTTTCTTGTGCTGCTTCAAATTTTTTCTGGTCGAGTGCTTCGTAGAAAGCAGACATCGCTTCTTTGTCTTGCGAACCATAAGTAATTGGGAGTTCCATCATTCGCGTAAGAGCTTGATACAAAGGTTGATCATCATTGATAAACTTTGCGCTTTCTAGTATGAATGGATGCGTAACTGAAAGACCAGCATACTTAGCTATTTTCTTAAGTCTTTCACTTCCGGTATCGGTTGCTTTATAGATTGCACGTCCAAAATAGTCTCTGTTAGACCAGATTTCAGTAGTCAGTTGTATTGGTGTTGAAAAGAGACTTCCAAACTTTTGTGCAGCTACATCAAAGTTTCCTGTACCGACATTAATTACAGTTGATCCAAGGTTACGAACAATTGCAAGGAATGAAGGCATGTACGTTACATACAAAATCTCTCCATTCTTTCGGGGAATTGCCAACTGAAATTCATGTCCTGGTGCATTTTCCCACATCCACTTATCATTAAGTTTTTTATTGAGGGCGTTGTAGAGTGCATACATAATAATCATACCGACAATGAAATTTCTGGACCGACGATATGATGTATTCGTCCAGTGCTTGCGAGCAAGACTATTAAATCCGTTATACAGAGTCGAAAGTACACTTTCACGGAAATATGGTGCAGTCAGAGCAGCACTGAGTCCTTCTTCAGTCCCTTTTGCACGTCCGGTGTTGCCGGCAAGTCCATTGAATTTTTTCGTTACATCTGCAGCAAACTGACTCGCTTCATTACTTTCCATTCCAGATGCCATACCGTGAATATACGAATCTTTAAAAATCTGAAGTTGAATCTGACCCATCATGCTGTTCATTGTTTTTTCGTTGAACCATCGGGACCAGAAATATGCAATTCTTCTACCAGTATTTTTAATTATATTCATTCCTTTTCCAAAGAATTTCGCACCATGCGGAGCGGATGAAAGTATATCGGCAACACTTCGACTTGCAGTCTCATATGAACCAGGATAGTTTCCAAGAGAAAGACCTTGTTCTGCCATTTTTGCGATGTAGAAGTCATTTTCGAGAAACCATTTTTTACTTGCTTCATTTGAGTTTGCACGTATGAATGCAAATGATGCACGGATGTTTGATCTAGCTTCAGTAAAGTTACCAGTGAGCACGTCACCGATTGCAGATGTGAGAAGTTTATTCGCCTGGCCGATTGCAAAAGAGTTGATTGTACTAAAAGGTACACCAGAAATTGTCTTGAGATCGAACATTGCTTTTGCTACCTTCGATGCACCTTTCACAAGCCACGGTATGAGCGTTAAATTATCTTCATCACGGAATATACCATTAATGAGTTTTGCAAGCTCTGGACGGGCGTGTAGGCCTTCACGTGAGAAACGTAAAGACACTGGCTCCCATGTATCTGGTGCGTCTTCAGCAGTGAGAAGTTTTGCTTCTGATTTGAGTCGGTCAATAAAATCTCTGTTGTTGAGAGACGTTTCCCCTTGCTCTCGATAGTATGCGATGAGTTGCGCCGGGGTTTGATATTTTGGACGCAACCCATGCTCCATACCTGTTACGTAGTCAGGGAAAAAGCGCTCTTTCATAAAGTTTGGCTTCAACTTCAAGCGAAGTGCTTTGTCTTTTGCAAGTGGTTCTCCTGCCATATATGCTTCAATCTCTACATCAGAAAGACCTTGCGACTTGAGATAGCTTTTTGCAATAGTCTGGAATTGTCCCTCACTGTCCATCCACACTTGAGGAATGTAATCATCGAGCCACTCGAAGTACAAACCGCGACGTCTAAACTCTGTACCCATAGAGTCCAGGGCTTCTTTGATATAACGAGTTTTCTTTCCGGCTTGGTATTCGACTATCTCTTGGAAAGTTTGCTCTCCATTTGGATATGCTTTTCGATATTCTTGGTTTGCCAGTTCTTTTATTTCTATCTTACGAGAAAGCCAGTCATTTGTTATCTCCTTTGTCTTATCATCCAGGTACTGAATTGGTTTCAAGACTTCTTTAATTCTTTGGAAGAAATTTTTCTTAGTTCTACCTTCTCGTTTTGCAGCTGCAATTTTTTCGTTAAGACTAGATCGATATTCAGCCTCGTCAGATGCTTTTTTTACCAACTCTGCTTGTTTTTCCCGTAATGCTTCAATTTGAGCCTTCTTCTTTTCGTCTGCAGCACGCATCTCATCTGTTTTCTTTGCAGATTTTTCAGTAATCTTGTTGAGGACCGCTTCATCTTTTGCAAAAGCTCGAACTTCGGGAGTGTAGGTTTCAGTAATTCCACTTCGAAGGGAAGTTGTATTGATTCCAGTTTCAGAGTCTATAAAGTCATAGATCTCATCAATCAGTTTTGCTTCCTTTGAAGAAGAGATCCTTTCCGGATACCGGAGAGACTCAAGGTCTTTCACCCGGGCGAGTACACGGTCAAAAAGCTCTCGACTTCGGAGATTTTCAGGAAGCCATTTCGGATATGTTGAAGGAATAGCGGTGACAGTTCGATCTGCACCAGTACCGGTTATAAGTCTGCTTCCAGGAGTCGCCTGATCCATCTGAGTCAGTACATTTGAAAGCGCTTCTTCTACATCATTTTTCTTTGCTTCATATGCATCATGTATCTTGTTTTCTTTTTTACGAATTACAAGAATCTCATCTCGAGGTAATTCTTCTTGTGCTTCTTTTTGGTTTTGCTTGATATATTGTTTGTTTGCAGTTTCTGCATCGGCACTTCGGGACCGGATACCAGCTTCATCGATTGGGAGTTCCATCTTGCCACCTTTAGTCACTTCGATTTCTTTGTCGCCCATTTTCACCACTCCTACTTTCTTTGGACCTTCAGGTTTTTTTTCTGGAGCATCAAGATCAATACTCAATTCTTCATCACCATAAGAATACTTCTGTTGATCTTCAAAAAGTCGATGAGGTTTTTTATTCGCTAAGTTTTCAACTTCTTTTTTAAAACCACCTCCAATTCGTTTTTGTAAAAGAATAAGTGGAATACCTTCAACTCTACCGCTATCACGAACAATTACATCTACAATATATGGATCCCCTTCAACAGTATTTAATATTTGTTCAAAGGTATTTTTATCACTACCAAGAATAGCCATTGAGCCACGAGATTCTCTGATAGTTTGTTTGATTGTATTTTGAAGATTTTCTTTGTAGTTCACTTTTTTTAAAGTGACTGGTTGGAGTTGTGGGTTTAATACAAGTATACCTACCTTACCTGGTTCGAATGGAAAATGTGCTTTAAATAATTCTATTGCATCTTCTCTTTTTGTGATCTCTTGTCCGGATGAAGCGTAGCTTTTACCAAGGTCAATCGGATGATCAGTGACCACTCCTTCGGGAGAGATTTGAGCAAACTTATCATGATCAAGAATAATATGTCCTTTAAAACCAGTGACATTTTTATTAAAATAATCCGTGAATATTTTATCCTCTCGACTTGGTCTTACAACACCAGAAGGATGATTGTGCGAAACATAGACCCCATCGGCGCCAAGGCGAGCACCACGGCTATTTATTTTTGAGAGTACTTCTCGAGGAGGAATAGTTGCTGCATCAACCATATCCATAGAAAAAGCAGTGTGTGCTGCTACTTTCCCTTCTTTTGTATACACAACATGAATAATCTCCTCGCGAGGATTTCGGTAGTCTTTAAGAGCAGCTGCTACGTCTTCTATCGTTTCCGCTTTGCTTCCGCGGATGTCGACGAACTTTTGAGGGATGTACGTATTGTTTCGACCAATATTCCCTTTTTCCGTAGTAGTTGTGCCGTCTTCTGTGAGACCAGCCTGGTTTTCTGGTATTTTAGACTCATTAACACCACTATACCCTTTGTTAGGTTCTTTGACAAGAGCTTCTTCAGTCTTACTTGAAATACCTTCGTTGAGTTGTGATCTTGCTTTTATTTTATTGTTAATACTGGTAAGTTGGAATGATTTATATCCCAAACGTCCCATAAAATCTGGTGTTGTAATTTCTTTGAGCTCTTTTTCTGGTATACCAAGTTTTAACAGTCCAGCTATATCATTTTCCTTTATGAGTCGGTTTGCTTCTTTCATTGTTACCTGCTTCGCCTTAAGATCCTCGAGTTCTTTTGTACGTTCACTAGAAATCTGATCACTTGTTTTTGCTCGTTCTACATCACGTTTCAAACTTCTAACTGCATTGTCTCTCATATCCAGCAATTCATTATTAAGTTTCATTGCTTGCTCCAGACGTTTTTGATTTCTAGCAACAGGAAAATTACCTCTACCTGAAATCATAGGGGAAAGAGTTCGACTATCTGCATTAAGTAATGCCAGTGTTTTTTGTTTATAGGACTCTCGAAACTTAGAGAAAGAGCTTGAAAAAGCTTGTTTTTCCTCTGATGTTTTTGCCAGAGGCGCTACTTCTTCATATATCTGTCGTAAGGTATTTGTATAATCTTCAATTCTTGTTGCGCCACGTTTCTCAGGATTAAAGCTAGTACCTCTACTAGATGATATTGCAGTTTCAAGAGGTATGTCTTTTTCTATTCCTTCAATCTCAGTGCCGTATTTCTTTGTTTCTTCTGCAAGAGAATTATTCGGAATTTCCGAAGTACTGACGGAGTTATCCGGCTTTTCCGGAGAACTGCCCGGGATTTCAGCCTCAGGAACATTCCCGGGAGTTTGCGCCGTATTTTCTCCTACGCCATCCCATAAGCCACCGGTTTTAATAAACCCACCTTCTTTATTTGGAAGATCTTTTGCGGCATCAACAATATCACCACCAGTCTTTATTGCTTGGACCGCAGTATCTGCAGCACCTCCAAGAACTGTACCGAAGAGTGCAGATTCAGGAACACCAGCAAAGAGTTCTTGATTTTCATCATACGTTTGCTTTATTGCATTCTCATAAACAGTTTGGACTGCTTCAGTGCCTCCTTCCAGACTTCCTTGAGTCGCAATACTTGTAAGTCTATTAAAGACTTTTTTAAGGAAAGTGTCCTTAATCAATTCCACTGCTTCTTTCTTTGCAAATTTACTAAACAGTCGAAAGCCCGGGAGCGCTTCAAGGACAGCATTACCCAAGCCGGTGACTGCTGCAATCTTCTTTGCCTTTGATTCTCCCACTTTTTCTACAGCTTCATCATATGAAGATCCGAATTGAATTGCGCCACCGGTAGTACCAGCTGCAATACCTGCAGCTACAGGACCAGCACCACCAGTTGCAATACCGGCACCAATCGATGCAAGAAGATTTGGAATGTTTTGTCCGAGAGATCGGTAAAACCATTTTGGATCAGAAAGCTTCTCACTAAACTTTCTCTCATCGTTTACTGGCACACCTTGAGAGGCGAGTGCGGTGAAAAATTCTTTATCCTGGTCGGCACCTTTCTTCATTTCGCCGGCAAGTTGTTTGTTTCCGATAGTATCATAGAACACTTGGTTAAATCGTTGAATATTAGAGCTTGTTTGAAGTAAACCTTCTTCGATACCATCCCACAAAGAAGATCCTTTTTTAAATTGTTTTGGTGCATCTTTTGCAAGAGGTACCGCCACATCGAGTGCAGGCTCTACCGCAGGACTGAAAGTGTCATACACCTTTGTAGCAGCTGCTTTTAGATAATCAGTAAGTTTCTTTTTTTGTTTTCCGGTGAATGGTGCATCAAAGCCTTTTTCTTTTGCCATTGCAACTTGTGCATCAAAAAGACTCATCTCACCTTTGATTACTTTTTGTTGATACTTCTGCTCGAGCTGCCCAGCTTCCTGGTTATCATCAGCAGGAATATTCTTAAGATTTGCCACATCATTGGACCCTGAAAGAGCGAGTGCGATACGGTGATCGAGCTCGTCTGAATACGTGCCACCAAGAGCCTTTTTGAGCGCTGCACGGTTCTCTACAGCCCGAGGGTTATAGAAATCATCTCGTGTTACCGGTTGCGCTTTTCGTGGATCAAACTCAGTTGCAACTCGAGTCTTGTCAGTAGTGGTGGAAGTGTCTCCGGGTTTTCGATATGCAAAAAACGGTCTGCCTGAAGCATCCTTTTCTGTATCTGAAAAGCCGAAAGAATTCCCTACCTCATCGACTGCTGCAAAAGGTTGCTTGGTTAGAACCTTCGGAGCAACAGGTACCGGAACTTTCGGGACCGTTGGGGTATTTGAAATATCACTCCACAAGCCACCAGTTACTTTCGGCTTTGGTGGATTTGATGTTGCTTTATTTGGATTTGGTACTGAGTCCCATATTGACATAGTTTTTTAAGCACCACCTCCGGTGCCAGTTGTTTTTTTAAGTGATTTGTTTGATCGAAGGTAAAGAGGAAGTGTATCGTTTGCAGGGTTAATATAGGCTGCAGGCGGATATGTCTTTATGAAGTCCTGTGGCTTTCCTCCTGCATCAATCCATCGGTTGTACATGTTTTGATAGAGGTTAGGATCCGCATACTTACCATCAGCTTCATCACCTTCATTTTTCGAGCTGTTTAGTTTTTGGATACCCTCGTTTATGTCAGCTGCAGGGACCGTGAGCGTACCTGAAACTACGTCTTTCACAGTACTTGATTTTGGAGTCACTGGTTTTGCATGCACTCCATAACTGAGGATTTGCTCGTCGAGTTTCTTTGTTGGGTCAATTTTCTTTGGCACAAAGAGGACTGTACCATCATCCAGTTTTTGAGTGGTGTATTCTTCAGGGACCGCAAAAGGAAGTTCGACATAGCTCGTCTTCTTTTGTCCGGTGATTGGATCTTGAGAAACAGAATAATATCTGTTACCCACAGTGCCGGATGTAAGTTCTTTATCTGCAGGCTTGTTGAGAACAAAATAATCCTTAAGCTCTTGAGGAGAAAATCCGGTTGTCTCGATGAGTTTGTTGTATTCATCA